CCTGACGCCGACGATCACCGCCGTTCGCCAGGGTGAACCGGATGCGGTGACAACGACGACGCTGGCCTACTGGTACGGCGGCGATCGCCCCGAAGACGGTGCCAACACCTTCGGCCAGACGACCATCGAGGAATTGGTCGTCATCCGCGGCTACTTCCCAGGCTCCATCCGCGCGCTGTCGCAGGACGCCACGGTGGAGATCCAGCTACAGGCAGCCAAGGCTGCGGTGCGCGCGCAACTGTGGGGCGATATCGACCTCGGTGGTCACGCCATCGGCCTGTCTCTGGACCCGACCGAGACGGGCTGGACGGTGGTCGCCGATGCGCTATGCCGGATGTTCGAGATCAAGCTATGGGTCGACCTCGGATTCGTCGACACGATCAGCCCATGACCGTCGGCGTCACGACCAAGATCGAGCTGTCGGGCGAGTTCTTCCGGCGCGATCCGCGCAAGACGATCAAGCAGAACATCGCGGCCATGCTCAGCGCGCTGGCCAAGGAACTCGAGGGCGCGGTCCGCGAGGACATCAGCTCGCACGCGGGTTCGATGCCCGACTACAGCGGCTGGTCATGGGCGCACACGCTCGGCTACACGACCTCGGCCCGGACCGGCAAGCACTGGGCGTACTGGGCGGCGGTCGGCGCAGTAACCACCGGCATGAGCGCCAAGGACGCCATCCGCACGAAGGCCGCGGCGGCCACCATCGAGCGCCGCTGGCACCCCTACCGACGGGCCAAGTCGGCGGTGTTCCGGAGCCGCGCACTCATCAGCGCCGATCTCACGAAGGGGCTCGAATAGCATGGCCAAACGAAGTGGTCTGGGGCTCCTGTTCGCGGTCGCGGGCGTCGACCTGTCGGGTGATACCGGGTCCATCAACCGTCTGGGCGGGGGACCGAACCTGCTCGACGCGACGGGGCTCGACAAGTCGGCCAACGAGCGCATTCCGGGCCTGCTCGACGGCGCGCTGGACTACACGACGTTCTTCAACCCGACTGCGGGACAGGCGCACACCACCCTCCGCGGGTTGCCCACGAGCGATGTCATCGTGACCCTCGCGCTGGGCTCGACCCTCGGCGACGAGGAAGCGTCGATCGTGGCCAAGCAGCTCGACTACGCGGGCTCGCGCGCGGCCGACGGCGCGTTCACGTTCACCGTGCCCGGACCCGCCAACGGCTATGGGCTCGAATGGGGCAACACCCTGACCGCCGGCAAGCGCACCGACACCACCGCGACCAACGGGGCATCGCTCGACAACACGGTGGCGACCACGACCACCGGCTGGTCGGCCTACCTCCATGTCTTCGCGTTCACCGGCACGAGCGTGACGGTGACGCTCCAGGACTCGGCCGACAACGCGGCGTTCGCGGGGTTCACCGGCTCGGCGTTCATCGCCGCGACGGGCATCACCACGCAACGCATCGAGGGCGCCGTGGGTGCGACCGTCCGGCGTTACGTCCGGGCGGTCACCACGGGCACCTTCTCCAACGCCGTGTTCCTCGTCGGCTTCTCGCGCCATCCGATGGGCGCAGCGACCTAGTGAACCGGCGCATCCTCATCTCGTCCTATCCCACCAGGCGTCCGGTCCGCTCGCGCGAGCTCGTCGAGTTCCCGCGCTGGATCGGCGGCAAGGTCGTGATGGTGCCCATGTCGTGGGACGCCATCCCGGCCGGCTGGCAGAGCGTCAACATCCGCGTGCCCATGCGCCCGGCCAGTTGCGCGGAAACGGACTGCCCGTCGTATCTCGGTGGTTGGACAGAGGTCGTGACGCAGGACGGCGCGACGCACAACCGCGAGGGCATGGTCAGCCAGGACGAGGCAGCCGCGACGTTCGGGCTGTACGGCCCACTCGAGCTACCACCCAGCGTCATCCACCACCCGCCGGGGACGCCGTGCGGGCAGATCCACAAGGTGCCGTCGGGACTGCCCCCGGTGTACGTCGTTGATGGCCGGGTCGTCCTGTGGTCCGAGTTCGAGGACGCGCTCGGCGGTGGGGTCCACCGCGCACAACAGCTCCGAGCCGCCGGCTACTAGCGGCATCCCTGAAAGGAGTCTCTCGTGGCCAAGGTCTCGGGTCTCGGTATGGCCGTCGCGGTCGATGACAGCGCCGGCACGCCTCGTACCATCTCCAACGACATCACCGCTGTGACCATCTCGACGCCTAGGGCGGAGCAGGACACGACGGGCGTCGACAAGTCGGCGCGTGAGCGGCTGCTGCTGCTGGCGGACTTCGTCGTGCAGCTGTCGGGCGTGCTCGATACCGCCGCGAACATGGCCCACGCCGTCTTCAAGACGGTGCCCTCGACGACCGTGGCGCGGACCACGACCCTGACGATCGCCGCGCAGCTGCTCGCGGGCGAGCTGTACTTCACCGACTACAACCTGTCGCGACCGATCTCCGGCGAGGCGACATTCACGGCTCCCGGCGCGCTCGCCGATGGGACCGTGCCGACCTGGGCATGACCGAGGAACGCAAGCCGTTCGTCCTCCCGGAGAACACCGCGACGCTCGTCCTCGATGGCCTGTACGAGGGCGTCGAGGTCGACGTCAACCTGTCCGTCGGCTGGGACGTGTACGACGCGGTGGGCCGCTGGATGGCGCGCTGGCGCGAGTTGTCAGACGACCGCGCCGATCCGTTCGAGCGCGTGGCGGCGCTTCGTGAAGTCGCCGAGCTGTTCGCCTCCAAGGCGCTCCGCGGCTGGAATCTCCACGACGCGAACGGCCCCATCCCGCCCACGGCCGAAGGGCTCATGTCAGTTAGGGATCCCAACCTCATGCCCGCGCTCATCGGTGGGTGGCTCGATGCGCTGGGTACGTCAGCCGACCCTTTAGGGAAGATGAACTAGAGGACGCCTACCGCATCCGCTGGTTCCTCGATCGAGGCGTCGTCCTGCCGGGTCTATGGGACGACGCCGATCGGTTACTCCGCGCCATCCATCTGAGCAGCCGAACCGAGGAACCCGATGGCCAATAACGTGCGGATCGGCGTCGGCGTCGATGACAAGGCATCGGGGCCGATCGACCGCATCCGCGACAAGTTCGACTCGCTCGGCAAGTCGAGCACGTACAAGAACCTCATCACCGGTGTCGGGCTGGGGCTCGGGCAGGCCGCGTTCAATGCGCTGGCGGGTGCTGCCAGTGGCGCGGCCGATGCGATCGTCGGCGGTGCCATCCGTGAGCAGCAGAACATCGCCAAGCTCGACGCTGCGCTCAAAGCCAACATCGCCAACTGGGACGGCAATCGCAACGCCATCGAGAAGGTCATCAAGACGCGCGAGAACCTCGCGTTCTCCGATGACGAACTGCGTGACTCGCTGGCCCGGCTGGTGGCCGCTACCCATGACGTCCACGAGGCATTCCAGATCCAGTCCGTGGCCATGGACCTCGCCCGGTTCAAGGGCATCTCACTGGCCGAGGCGACTGACGCGCTGACCAAGGTCGAGGCCGGGTCATACCGGATCCTCAAGAGCCTCGGCATCGCGCTCAAGGATGGCGCGACCCAGCAGGACGCGCTCAACGCCGTGCAGGCGGTGGCCGCCGGGCAGGCCGAGAAGTACGCCGCCACCGTCGAGGGCAAGCTCACCACCGCCCAGATCAAGTTCAACGACAAGATGGAGGACCTCGGGGCACGGGTCCTGCCGCTGGTGGCCGATGCGCTCGATGCCATCGTGCGGGGCATCGACCCGGTGTCAGTATCGATGGACGACCTGGCCGAGGCCGCGCGGCGCGGCAGCGTGTCCGCCCAGGCGCGGCTCAACTCGCTCGGCAACTCGGTCGAGAACCTCGCCGACGATATGACCGCGACCAAGGAAGCCGCGGCCGGGATGCGCGGCTCAGTGGTCGGAGCTGCCGGCAGCCTGCGCACGTTCACCGATCGAGCACGGGATGCGACGAGAGCCAATGAGGATTACAAGGACTCGCTGGTCAAGTCGGCCGATGACCTCATCGACAAGTACTACGACCCCATCCTCGCCCGGGACCAGCTCATAGCCAACAGCGCCGAACTGACGGCGCAACGGAAGATCCTTGCCTCCGCTCAATCGACGGCTGCCGAGA